GACTGCGACTCTGGCGTACAGCGAGAGATATCTGAATTCTTTACTTTCTATGTACCTGGATATAAGTTCATGCCAGCATTTCGTAATCGAATGTGGGATGGTAAAATAAGATTGTTCTCACAAAAGACAAAAGAGATATACTTTGGTCTATATCCATACATCAAAGCATTCGCCGAAGAACGAGGATATGTTGTAGTTGCTGGTAAAGATGTAGAGATAGATAACAAGGTTGATAGAGAAGTTGTCACAAAATTTTCTAATAGTCTAGGTCAAAAATTTGAGGCGAGAGATTATCAGATAGACGCCATATTTCATAGTTTAAAACGCAATAGGACGCTTCTGGTGAGTCCTACGGCATCCGGTAAGTCATTCATCATATATTCCTTAATACGATACTACACTCACCTAATCAAGGAAGATACTAACAATCGAATACTATTAATCGTACCTACAACCTCTCTGGTTGAACAGATGTACACAGATTTTGAATCATATGGTTGGAATGTAAAGAAGAATTGCCACAGATTATATAGTGGTTATTCAAATCAAACAGATAAGAAAGTACTCATATCTACATGGCAAAGTCTATATAAATTACCTAAAGAATACTTTGAACAATTTGGTGTTGTATTTGGTGATGAGGCACATCTATTTAAATCTAAATCATTAACAGAGATTATGTCTAAACTTACCGATTGTAAATATCGTATAGGTCTTACAGGTACATTAGACGGTGCTCATACACACAAGTTAGTATTAGAAGGATTATTCGGTGCTGTCAATAAGGTAACTACAACTAAAAAACTTATGGATAAGAATCAGTTAAGTAATCTGGTTGTGAGATGTTTAATATTAAAACATACTGAGGCTAATTGTAAAATTGTATCAAAAGGTAAGTATCAAGACGAGATAGATTATCTTGTAAGTAGTACACCTAGAAATAATTTCATTCGTAATCTAGCACTTAAACTCAAAGGTAATACTTTAATATTATTTCAACTTGTAGAAAAACATGGTAAGAACTTACAACAAATTATTAAAGATAAGGCCGAAGAAGGTCGAAAGATATTTTATATATATGGCGGAGTTGATACAGAAGAACGAGAGCAGGCAAGGGCAATAGTTGAAAAAGAAGATAACGCTATTATTGTAGCAAGTTATGGTACTTTTTCTACTGGTATTAACATTAAGAATCTACACAATATAATCTTTGCAAGTCCATCAAAGAGTAGAATAAGAAATTTACAATCAATCGGTAGAGGTCTTAGACTAGGGGATAATAAAGTAAATGCCACTCTATATGATATATCAGATGATCTAATTTATAAGTCTAAAGAGAATTATACGCTAAAGCACTTTCAAGAAAGAATAAATATATACACAGAGGAAGAGTTTGATTACGAGATACATAATATTAACTTAAAGGATTAAAATGAATACTGTTAAGGAAAGAGATTATCGTATGGTAAAATTAACTGATGGTACTACTATCATGGGTAGTATTGTTGTTGATAAAGATTTCCTACGAATCACAAATGCATTAGAATTGCATACGATACAAAGGCAGACAGAGGTAGGTTCTATGAAAGATACTACATTAACGCCTTGGATATCTTATACAGATGATAAAACGTTTGTTATTCCTAAAGATAAAGTTATGGTAATCACTCAAGCAGATACCTATATATCACACTATTACGAGGTTATACTGAGTAAAGTATTAAAGGCAAAAAAGAATATTAAACCTGTGTTATCAGCCGAAGAAATGGATAAGATATATGCGTTGGCAGATCAGATGGATCAAATGCAAAGAATCGATCAACGAGAAGCACAATGGTCGGAAGAAGATTTAATTGATTTATTTCAAAAGAAGACTATTCACTAGGTATGCTATATAGCTGGTTCCCCAAGCGACTACATAGTCATTATAACATAGATATTAAAACTGTCAAGCAAATGACAAAAGTAAATTAATTAATACAACCTGCTTTACATTTTGATGTAAATCTGTTATAATAAGATATCAATAAAGAAAGATAAATTATGGAAAAAACAAAAGCAAAGTTGAAACCTCATTATGTAGATAATAAGTTGTTTCTTCAGGCTATGATCGAACACCGTACTAAAGTGGCAAAGGCGGAAGATAAGAAAAGAAAACCACCATTGGTGACCAATTATATTGGTGAGTGTTTTTTAAAGATTGCTAATCACCTTTCTTACAGACCTAATTTTATAAACTATACTTATCGTGATGACATGATCTCAGATGGTATAGAAAACTGTTTACAGTATATGAGAAACTTCAACCCAGAGAAATCTAATAATCCATTTGCATATTTTACACAAATTATATACTATGCATTTATCAGAAGAATACAAAAAGAAAAGAAACAGCAAGATGTTAAGGCTAAACTAATTGCTACTTCTGGTACTGAAATGATGATGGACTCTCTAGTAGGTGATGACGCTCAATACAAAAATCAGATGTTAGAGTTCTTACAAAGAAATGTAAAAGAAAGTGTACCATCAGAACCTAAAAAAGTTAAGAAGAAAAAGAAAAAATAGATAATGAAAATAGCGTTGTTAAATGATACTCACTTCGGTGTGAGAAACGATAGTATGATCTTTGATGACTTCTTGCATAAGTTCTATGAGGAAGTATTCTTCCCATACTTAGAAGAACATAACATCAGGACGCTTATTCATTTAGGTGATGTAGTTGATAGAAGAAAATATATTAACTTTAGAGTAGCAGATAACTTCAAAAAGAAGTTCTTACAGAAACTATGGGAGAAGAAGATTGATACTCATATTCTAATAGGTAATCACGATATATATTTTAAGAATACAAATAGTGTAAATGCTTTACAACAGTTATGTACTGCACCTGACGGCATTAATGAGCCGTGGATATATGAAGAACCTAAAGTAGTAAACTTTGATGGTCTTGATATATTAATGTTACCTTGGATAAATCCTGAAAATCAACAACAATCATTCGATATGTTAAATACTGCAAAGGCAGATGTCTGTATGGCACACCTAGATTTAAATGGTTTCTATATGCACGAGAACATAACACAGACACATGGATATGATAAGAGTATTGTAAAAAGATTTGATAAAACATTTAGTGGTCACTTTCATAAGAAATCAGATGACGGTCAGATATTTTATTTAGGTGCTCAATATGAAATGACGTGGTCAGACTATGGTCAAACAAAAGGATTTCATATCTTTGATACTGAAACAAGAGAGATAGAATTTATACCTAATCCAAATACAATATTTGAAAAGTTAATGTATAATGATACTGAAAATAATTATGATGACTTTGACATAAGCCATCTTGATAACAAATTTGTAAAACTGATTGTAGTCAGTAAAAAAAACAATGAGATGTTTGATAGATTGCTTGACAGATTATATAATAAAATTACAGTACATGAATTAAAGATATTAGAAGACTATTCAGACCTTAATGCAAACCTAGTAAGTGATGATGTTGTAGAAGGTACAGAAGATACAATGACACTTGTTAATAATTATGTAGATCAATTACCAGTTGATTTAGATAAAAACAAATTAAAGAGTATGATTAAAGAAACATTTTTAGAGGCACAAGATGATAGTATTTAAAAAAGTAAGATATAAAAACTTTCTATCAACAGGTCAACAGTTCATAGAAATACAACTAGATAGATCATCAAAGACATTAGTTGTTGGTGAGAATGGCGCCGGTAAGTCAACCATGTTAGACGCATTGTGTTTTGGTTTATTTCAAAGGGCATTTAGAAATATCAAAAAAGATCAGATGGTCAATAGTATTAACGAGAAAGATTGCCTTGTAGAAGTAGAGTTTGTAATAGGTAAGAATGAATATAAGATCATAAGAGGTATCAAACCTAATAAATTTGAGATATGGTGTAATGGTATCATGTTAAATCAAGACGCTGCTGTAAGAGATTATCAAAAACATTTAGAATCAACAATATTAAAATTAAACTTTAGATCATTTACACAAGTTGTCATACTAGGTAACGCCTCGTTTGTACCTTTTATGCAATTAAGTTCAAGACATAGAAGAAATGTAGTAGAAGAAATATTAGACATAGAGATATTTTCTAAAATGAATTTTATGTTTAGATCAAAAGTTCAGGCACAAGACGAGTTGATTAAACAATCAGATTTCAATTCTCAATTAATTGAAGGTAAGATAGATTCTCAAAAGAAACATATAGAAGAAATGAGTGGCAACAATCAACAGTTTATTGATAAGAAAAAACTAGAAATACAAAATGCTGAAACTGATATAGGTAACTATATGTTAGATATAGATAGAGTATCTGCCGAGAGAATTGCTTTACAGAATGAAATAATAGATGAAACTAAAATAAATACTAAGTATAAACAACTTCATAATATGGAGGCTAAGTTAGAAAATACTTGTAGTAAACATAAGAAAGATTTACAGTTCTTTGAAACACATAATGATTGTCCTACCTGTCAACAGACTATTGATGAGGCATTTAAATCTACAATAATTGACAAGAAGAAGAACAAAGTTATAGAGATTGATAGTGCTATGGGTCAGTTAGTAAAAGAAATTACAACTACTGAAACTAGACTATCTAAGATTAATGAAACAATGATTGCAATAAGAGAAAAAGAATTGTTGATTAATAGATACGAAACATCTATATCAGAAATTAAAAAATACATTACTGGCAAACAAAGTGAAATAGATGAATTATCAGATGATAAGTTTACAACAGGTGTTGCAACCGGTCAACTTACACAACTACAAGAACAACTAACTGAAGCAGAATCTACTAAGATTAAACAAAAAGAACATAAGAGTTATCTTGATACTGCACGATATCTTATGCAAGACACAGGTATTAAAACAAAGATTATTAAACAATATTTACCTATAATGAATCAGTTTATTAATAAGAATTTAGCAGACATGGATTTCTTTGTCAACTTTACACTTGACGAGGAGTTTAACGAAACAATTAAATCTAGGCACCGTGACGTGTTTAACTATAATTCATTTAGTGAAGGTGAGAAATTAAGAATAGACTTATCAATACTATTTACTTGGCGAGAGATTGCTAAGATGAAAAACTCTATGAATACAAATCTACTAATACTAGATGAAATATTTGATAGTTCACTAGACGCCTCAGGTACAGATGAGTTTATGAGAATATTAACAAACAAACTAGCAAAAGAAAATGTTTTTGTTATTTCACACAAGGGTGATACTCTAATAGATAAGTTCCCTAGTATATTGAAATTTGAAAAATATAAAAACTTTACAAGGATGGCATAATGGCTGAGAAACTAACACCAGAGAAGATAGAAGAAATCGCTAAGAATTTTGAGAGCATACAAAGTGGTAAAGTTCCCATACTCAAAAGTGAAAAAGAAGAAATCAAGATAGACCCTAAATATCTTAAAGAAGTAAAACCTGAGAAAAGGTTACTACCTTTAATACCACCTAGTGATCCTAGACTATTAATGCAAATCGCACCTTTCATTGATGATACTTTAAAAGAGTTTGACTTTACAGATAGAGCCGATTTATCAATGGTTATGTATGATAGTATGGTTAAGTACGGCGGACTTGGTCTGTCTGCTAATCAAATAGGACTACCATATCGTATGTTTGTTATGGGCGGCCACCCAGAGATAGAAAATGGTAAAGTAAGATCAGTTTTTAATCCATTGATTAATGATGTCAGCGAAGAAACAGTAAACTTCAAAGAAGGTTGTTTATCTTTTCCTTTTCTATTCTTATCTATCAATAGACCTAAATGGTGTTCAGTAAGATACACAGATGAACATGGTAAAGAGATAGAAGAAACTCTACATGGTATGTCAGCAAGAATATTCCAACATGAAAACGAACACATGAACGGATATGTATTTACTGATTTAGTAAGTAAGTTCAAACTAGAAATCGCTGAGAAGAAAAGAGTAAAGATGATAAAAGAATTTGCAAGAGGCGGTGCAATAAGATAATGTCGGTGCCTAAACAAAAATACATAGAGTTTAAAGAATACTATGACTTTCAAAGAAAAGTGCAATACAATAAAGAGAAGTTAAGAAAGGCAGTTGACTTTATGTTAGATGAACCTGATATTCTTTTTGACGATATATGGAGTAGAATGAAAGAAGAAGAACTGGTAGAGATACCAAAAGGTTGGATACCTAAAGACGATAAACTTAAAATAGAAGGAGAAGAATGAGCGTATTTAAATC